GGGTTATCCACCTGACGCTGCCCAGACCAGTTGTAGTTGGCCCCACACTCACAGGTGTTGACCAACCCCTCTAGCACAACCAACCCGTTGCAGTTGTCGCAAAAGCCAACCGCATCCAGATCATTCTTTCTGTCTCTCTTGGTTATGATTTTCATGTTAGCTTATACCTCTCTCTCGTCCACCGAAACCGTGCCGCCTTGCCTTGCACCAACGGTGCATTCGCCATCCTCAAACACATCCCCAGCGACTGTCCCGAGGAGGTTGAACCCCCCAATGCGATCCCTTAATTGAGCTTGCGCCCGTCCGGCTGAGTTGTAGTAACGGGTTGTGTATTTGAACCCTCCGCTAATATATGTTGCTTTGTATTGTTTCATTGTTCTGTCCGAGGTTTCCCTCAAGTGAGCCTCCCGCTGGGAAGCTCAATTGAAGGGGGGCTTATGCCCCCTGTATTTCTAGTTGATCGAAGTAAGCGTTAACGCCTTCCTCGGTGAGCCAAAAGATTCCATCGCTCTCCTCGTTGTCGATGAATCCAATACCCTTTTCGGTCATTGAAGAAATGAGCCCTCCGACTTGCTGGTCGTTCCAGCCGAGTTCCAATTTGAATTCCTCAACTCCACCGTTGGAGTAATTGTCACAAAGTTGAGACTCGCGGTCATTGTAGTTCAAGGAAACCTTGACTGCCTTCAGTTCGTTTTCGGTGAATGTGATTTTTTTCATTGTTCTGTCTTTCTTTCCCCTTCCTCGGGGAGCAGTTACTGTACATACAAGTTGATACGGAGTCAACCATATATATACATTTATTTCACTTTTTTTTTGACCCCTAAAACAAGCAAAAACCCCCATAAAGGGGGCTTCGCGCTCTTCATCCATTTTCCCTGTCTTCATTGTTCTGTCCCAATAGGCCACTTGCCGTCAAAGGTGAATGCCCCCAACTCTTTGTACTTACCCTTGTTCAGTTGGCGAAGGAAGGTGACCTTCCCTGCTGTCCCAGCCATGCAGTCCATGTCCTTCACGGCGAGCAATGCCATGCGCTTATCGCCCGTGTCCAAGCGAACGTGTGTTGTGTTCCTCGGGGTTTTCATTTGGGCAAAAAACGCGACTTGTTGCTGCTCCGAATGTTTGTCTGACGCACTAGATTAAACAACGGGCTTGTCGTTGACAGCTTGCTCCAGTTTGTGTAGTCGCGCTTAGGGTCAACCTTCTCGCGCACTCGGATGACACACCCGTTTTCATCAACTCCGTAAAGTGTACTCATGCCGCCCTCCTTAAAACTCCAACCCAGTCTTGGGAGTCTTGGATATGCTCGTAAACAATGTCTTTGAGGGTTACGTCTCGCCCCCCGTAACCGAGGCAGTCAACCTCCATGCCGAAACTCGGTGACTCAATTTTAATGCTTGTGTCACCAAACCAAACGCGAACCCCTGTCCCTCTGTCGCTCACAGTTGAGTCGCACCAATTAATGTCCAACTCGTCCTTCCAATAGCGTAGTGTTAGCTCCGCTGTGTAGTTAACCTCCAACCTCACGCTGGAGTTTAGAGAATAATAAAAACGTCCTAATGTTACTGTTGTGTATTTCATTTCTGTCCTTTTTGTTTGATCTACGATTTATATTTGCTGTTCATTACGTCCTCCATAAACAATCCCCGCTCGCATTTAGGGCAGACGCACCACTCCCCCCAATGCCGCTTGGTGTTTGCTGGTCTGTCTTCCTCACAATGCCAGCATTTGAATTTTGCTTCTCGCGTAGCTTTGTTTACGAATATGTTTTTCATTGTTCTGTCCGCTCCCCTACCTCGGGGAGCAACTAATGTACATACGAGTAGACGCCAAGTCAACCCCGTATATACCAATATTGCAAATTAATTTTGGGGGTGCTTTTTTAGTGGTAGGACAGCCAATGTCCCATAGACGGGGATAGTCTTTCCCTGTGAATATGTTTTCCGAAAAAAACTTGAAGGGTTTAGAGTCGCTTGTTAATACGCCTCTTCAAGCAATGCGACAAGGAGATACCTGTAGTGAAGGGGGCTGCGCCGAAGATGGGGCAGCAGGGTGCTTTGAGGACTGCTCGATTTTCGAGGAGTTCCTAAGAATGAAAGGGATCAGCCGCGACGAGTTGGTTTCTTTTTGTGTGGCGAAGCATCTGAAAGATAGTCATCAAACAACTTCTGCTGGGCCTCAAGATTCTCCTTAACAAACCGCGAGGCGTACCGCTTCACACACTCCTCGATCACCGCCGTCTTACTGCGCCCAGATGCCAAGGCGGCTTTATTCAGCACCTTCATAACTTCCGGTTCAAGGCGTAACCCTATTGGTGTTTTGCGCTCGCTTGGCATCGCGGAGCAAAATATGCAGCACTCGTATGTACAAGGCAAGCCATTTTTTAAGAAAAGTTGCAACAATGACATTTTTCGATGAACAAGAATTGATGCTTTTCGCTGGCCTGCAACAGGTTACGCTGAACTTTTTTTTTTATATTCACAGTAAAAGCATTGCAAAGGTATATACAGGTAGTGTAGCGTCTTGCTTTTCACCCAAAGGAGGGTGGATGGACAGACATGACACAGAACAAAACGCTATGCTCATTTCGCTTCTCTGCGGAGCATATTATAAAGTTAAAACGAATTGCTAAACTGCGGCAGACCAATATGACCGACATTCTGGAACGGGCTATTATTGGGTTGCCGGAATTTGGTAACAGCAAGAAGGAAAAAATTGCAGCGGGGCAGAGCAAGTAGCTCCGGCGTACCCCCGCTGCTTGGACAGAACTACGCGAGACAGAACATAACAAAATGAAACTAGCAGTAAACATCAAATCAGAAATAAACGAGAACAGGGAAAAGAGGGTTCCATGCCCCGCCGACATTCACCAAGCGGTGTGTGTGGATGTGGAGGACATGGGTTGGTTGAAAACCAAGCACGGCTGGAAGGGTTTTATTAAATTCTTTTTTGAGGCCGAGGTGGACGGGAAGCATTACCTCGTAAAGTCTTACAGGCAAAACGCTGTCATTAGCGGTGGAGCGAGGAAGTCCAACCTGTTTAAATTAATAGCAGGCTGGATTGGTGACGGGTTCACGAAGGAGAAGGACTACGACTTGAGCCAACTCATTGGGCAGTCAGCGACCATCATCGTTGAGCAGGACTCGTTCACCAACGAGTCGGGTGAGGTTATAGAGTATGCATACGTTGACACGGTGAAGGGATCAAAGGTTGACGTTGAGCCCAGCGGTGAGTGGACGCTGCTGACCGAGAGAGAGGGCTACACGGCCCCCGAGTACAGCGCGTTCAGTAAAGGGCCGCCAGAAGCCATTGAGGAACGTGAGGCCAAGCGCGAATCTGCCAAGGCCAAGAGGGATGGAGTCAAGGAGGTCAAGGAGGAAACCGATGAAGTCCCATTCTGACAACTTGAGGGAATGGCCATTGGGTCAGGGGAGTCCGAGTCTGGCTCGGGTCTGTTTCGATATAGAAACAGGCCCAGAGCCTCTCGGGCGAATAAAAGAGTTGATGCCCAAGTTCAAGGCTCCTAGCACCTATAAGTCAGAGGAGGCTATTAAGAAGAACCTCGCCAAACAGCAGCGGGACTACATTGACAAGGCTCCACTTAACGCTGAGACGGGCAGGGTACTGGCTATAGGCTACAGCCTGTGCGATGAGGATGAGGTTTACTATTTAGGCAATGAGTCCGAGAAGGATTTACTGACCGAGTTCTGGGATTACTTCCGCAAACTTTCAGCGGCAACATGGGTCGGACACAACTCAAATTCCTTTGACTGGCCCTTCCTCGTAAGACGCTCAATGAGGCATAACATTGTGTTCCCAATAGAGATGTATAACCCCATTAAGTGGAACAAGCAATTGGTGGACACGATGGACATTTACTCCCTTGGTGAATACCAGAAACGCATATCCCTCACGCGCTTGGCCAAGTTCGTTGGGGCAGGCGAGAAGTCCGGCGATGGTGCTGACTTTTATGCCAAGTGGCTGAACGACAAAGAGGCTGCTCTGAATTACTTGGAGCAGGACGTAATTATAACAAAGAAGGTTTGGGAGAAGATAGGATGGTGAGCGAACTTATAGGGGTCGATGTGGGGGTTAACGGAGGCATAGCCGCCCTGTCAACTGATGGCCAACTCTACGCATTTTCGATGCCCCGCGATCCCAAGGACATAGCCGAATTGTTTGTGGCCCTTAACCCTCATGTGGCCTACGTTGAAAAAGTGTGCGGCTATATAGGCAAGGCTCACCCCGCATCGAGGATGTTCAACTTCGGAGTCAACTTCGGAATAATTCTCGGAGTCCTTCACGGCATGGATTCGGAGGTTGAACTTGTTCGACCACAGACATGGCAGAAGCCCTTGAACCTACCAAGGCAGGAGGATAAAGCGTCCCACAAAAGGGCTCTGAAGGCGAAGGCTGACGAGCTATACCCCAACCTAAAACTAACACTTAAAACCTGCGATGCTGCATTAATACTGCATCACGCTCTTACTCTTAAAAATGAAATTCACAATAATAAACAAACGGCGAGACGTTCCTGAGTTGGTCGGAATTATAGCTGATCACTTCGGGCTGACTGCCGCCGATATATACAAGCCCTGCAAGAAGAGGGAGTACGTTTCGGCCCGATTCTGCGTTTACCATGTCTTGAGAAACACCCTTGAAATGTCCTTCACCGAAGCGGGTGCATGGTGCAAGCGGGATCATGGCTCAGTCCTACAAGGATGCAGGACGTTGAGCGATTGGTGTGAGCATGAACCTCTTGCGAACAGGACGAGAGTAGAGTGTGAGCAGCTTGCGACTAAGTGGGTAGCAGCTACTGGTTACCCTGTTGGTACACGGTCAGCAGACTGTGCGTTGCCGGTGAGTAAACCGAGCAAGGGTGAGGAGACTAAAAAGCAGGAATCTAAAGGGAAAGTTGCGTTTAAAGCGGGAGTTACTCCGGAGGTGTTCACAAAACCGGAAGACACCCTTTATTTATATAAATATAATAACAATAAGAGTATAGGGTTCAAGCTGGAGAGACAGCTACACAGTCCTCTAGTTTTCAAGGCTCTTGTCGAGTACATCGAGTATCGTATGCAGATCGGCAAACGGATTACCCAACTGTCGATGGACAAGTTAATGTCGAAGCTCGCTATCGTCAATTCGGCACTCGTCATCGATGCACTTGAGAAGAGTATAGCCAATGGTTGGACGGGGGTTTTCTTCAATGACAACAAAACAAAAAACAATAAAACAAATAACAGCGGGTATAACGCGAAAGCCAAGGCCGACTACTCGGGAGCCGTTAACAAACGATCAAATGAAAAGGTGGGCGAAATATTTTAGCGACTTCCAACCCTGCATGGATGTTGCGCTGATGCAGCCATTGAGGGCAGCCGCCGAGTTTGGGAGGGATATGGCTCACAAGAAAACTGGCCCTCGCTGGCTATCGCTCATAGGCAACTCCGGAACAGGCAAGACTCACCTCGCCAAAGGAATCTGGAAGGCTTGGGAGAACAAGGGTCAATGGTATAGGAAGGCAGGCGTGGACATGGTGAAGCACGGGCTGTTTAAGAGCTTTAGCCGGATGTGTAACGAGATGAGGAGCGGAGCCTTCGGCATCTTTCAGTCATGTGCCGATGCAGACTTCCTCGTCCTAGACGATCTCGGTGCAGAGTACGCTACAGAGTTCAGCCAAAGACAACTTGCCTCAATGCTGGATCAGAGGCTGGGCAAGTGGACGGTGATCACTTCCAACCTGTCGATGAACGACATTTCGGAAATCGATGTACGCATAGCTGATCGGATGATCAGAGGTGAGAACGAAGTGGTTGAAATTGATTGCGTGAGTTACGCAATGAGAGACAAACAATAACGCGAATTGAGGACAGAACATGACGCATTACGAAACACCATTAGCAATTAGAATTGTACACGGCCTGTGGGTTTTATTTTTAGCAGGCACAATACTCGGGCTCCTGTTTGGATGAGACATGAAGAGGGAAGGAACCCCTCACCTATAAAGCTATACATACGCAAGGGAGGCTCAAGGATTGATTCTAAGGAGCTTTAGGTAGTTGAGGTACATGGACAGACCAGCGGATGATACAAATGCCTTAGAGGAGGCATTACGCGAGAACAGGGACGAGGCTCGGTCACTAGTGGTGGACGAGGAGGCAAACAAGGAGGCATCCGCTCGACTCGGCATAGGAGTTAACCCCGCAGGGACTTGGGGCAAGAAGAACAAGCTCCACTTCAAAGCCTACTATGACCCGCCTCACTTCGGTAGCATTCACTACTGGCTCGCCTATGGCCGTGAGGTGCTTACAGAGACTCGATCACGAAGGGCTCACGTTTCAGAGGTGCGCTGCGCCATCGAGGGGCTCAAGAGGTTCGCAACACAGCAGAATGTACACGGTCACGCTGCCGAACGCATACACAACGAACTGAAAGCTATAAGCAAGAGCTATAGCCACAAGACAGGGTGACCTTGTGATTAACTCATGGACAGCCCGTGGGTTTCTTTAGATGGTTTAATGGAGCTTAACAGGTATAACACCGTTTGTGGCGCGTAACACCAAAGCAGGGGTAGACTACGATAGAACGAGCTACAAGCGTTACGACCCCGTCAAGTACGAGCGCATCCTTGAAATGAGGAAGCTCGGCAAATCTTATAATCAGATCACCGCCGAGACGGGAGCCGCAACCAATACCATAGCCAGAATCTGTGCGGAGAATGCAGAGGAATTAGGCAAGTGGAAGAAAAGAGTAAGCACCAAGTTAGGCGAGGCCATTGATGTACTGAGCGATAGGCTGGTGAGTGAGGCTGATAAGTTGGCCTTGAGTCAGATACCCGTCAGCATAGCTATCGCTGTTGATAAGAAGGCTGCACTCGATGGAGAGAACGTGAGCCATGTCGTTCACCATAAGGGGCTTACGCATTCTGGCCTCGGAGCCAAGCTCGACGAGATGAAGAAGGCGAACAAGGACACCCAAGTCATTGATATCAAGAGTGATAAAGGCGAATAGTGGCTGAAGTAAATATAATAGCTATTGTGCGAAAAAGGCAGTACAGGTATATATCCAACCCACTAGGAATCAGCGTGTTAGGCGTGTACCGCAGAGGGGGCGGGGGGGGTCACGATCTGGTGAGCGGGGAAATTGGGACGGGTCAGAGCCTATAGATTTTTTTATGAAAAAGAGACACAAACCCCATTGGTCTGAGATTTAACGGGTGCATACTTATAACATAAACCCGTCTGTTGGAAAGGCAGACAATATTACGTTGTTTAGGATGCTGGGCTGCAACCTCCCGTTAAACCCCGTCCCGTCATTGCGGTGTGCGGGGAACAATTTAGCTCAACCGCATTGGTCACGGTGTACCTCTTGGGGGAACAATGGTTGAGCAGGCTTGGAATAGAGTCGGAAGAGAGTTCCGGACGAGGTTGCATTGTACCTCATTGTGAACACCAAGCCACTTGCTTTAGGAAATGGAGATTACGAATGAGGAGGGGGCGAGGGACTTGGCTCTGAGCGTTCTGGAGATGGCGGTTAAGGACTATTACATGGGGCATGAGAAGGGCAACATTAAGTTTAAAAAGGATGGGAAAGCGATGTTGGGGGCCGTCCTCAAGAGTGAGGTTGCGGAGTTTTTTGCCGGAAACGGGGCGAAGCTTTATTTAGGTTTAGCAGGCTTGGATGATTGGGCTCCACAGGAGGTTTTGAACAAGCTAGATGATCGGATTGCAGGAGGAGATGGCGGGAGACGAAGGAGGTGACGGCTGGTATGTATTTAGGTACATCAACCCTGCGGGGGTCGGCATTCACGCTGTGGCCTTTGAGACTTCGGAGGGCATTGCTGTACGGGCCAAGAGTCACAAATCCATAGACATTAATTTTGCGAACAAGCTTATAGATGAGTGGATCAACAAAGAGTTTTTCGATGAAGAGGACATGGGTGACTCAAGTGGTGAAAGCGTTAAGCGTTACGGAGGATGAGCTACGGGCTGTGCCGGACATTGCCCCTCACATACAGGAGCGCAAAGTGGGGCCGAATGTGGGCTACATGGTGACTGAGGAGGGGGTTGAGTTGGCTCGCAAACACTTCTCGGAGCCGACAGGGCCGGAGAAGGTGCGGGTAGCCTTGAGGCCCAGAAATCTGGGGCTGCTCGTTTGCAAGGGTGGGGGTACGGAGTACAGGGTTAAGGTGCGTAACAATAGGCTATGGTCTGTGGGGCAGGACATAGAGGTTACAAAGGACGGGGAGATTTATCAACTGACAGCGGAGTGGCGGCGATGGGAGAAGAGAAAAATCCGCTAGAGCAGCAATGCTCGATGCTTGAGAACGAGGTCATGTCATTAATACATAGGGCTTACGAGGAGTATGACTTGCCACAGGATGCTATATGGGGAGTGGTGCTGAAGGGTTTGGCGAGGGAGTTGGTTTACCACTTGGGTGTAGAATACTTTGTAGAAAACGATGAAGAATACGATGAAGAATACGATGAAGAAGCGTGACGAGGCGGCTACTGATGTGGCCGAGGTAGTGGCTGCCCTTGGTTTGAAGACCGACATGGGGCGGGAGGCAATGAAACTGGCCGTGCAGTTTGTGAGGCTGCTGGATCAGAAGCAGGAGGACTATGGCTCTGCCAATATAATTATAAGCGGGGAGCAAGGGGTTATAGTCCGGAGTCAGGACAAGATTTGCAGGCTCAAGAACCTGTTGGGCAAGAGCGGTGTGAACCATGAGTCTGTGAGCGACAGTTGGATGGACTTGGCCAACTACGGAATCATTGGCTTCATGGTTCACAATAAAATTTGGAAGTAGTTATGAAGAGATTAATATTAACTATTGGTGCGGTGTTGTTCGCAACGACTGCAAGTGCGGAAACCATAGGGGCGAGCCTCAAGCCTGTCCCGAGGGTTACTATATTCGGTCAAACCTTTAAATGCCGTATACCCTCGGTTTGTCTGGGCGCGGCGGCTGGTGTGTTACCGGATGCCAAGCTGTCCGCTGAAGGTGTTAACATTAAGCTGCCCTACTTCGCGGTGGACATACCGTTTCCATCGCTAATCCTCGCTGCCAAGGGCAAGGAGGTTGAAGTGAAGCTGGGTGAGGTTAAAAAGGTGGCTGAAAAGAAGAAATAATGCCTGCGCTTGACGTTCTCACGCCTCGGGGCCAGAAGTCACTCGGGGATGAGAGACGGGCGATGGCCGCCTTCTCCGACAGGTTCTGCATGGACTACGTTGAGACTCCAAAGGGCTCGGCGGCATACGCTGACGGGGTGCTTGTGAAGGAGAAGGAGCTACGGGCTGTGGTGGAGGTTAAGTGCCGCTACGATGTGGATATTGACGGGTTCTTTTTGGACTACAACGGTGAGTGGCTGGTAACGGCTGCCAAACTGGAGAGATGCCGGAGAGCGGCCAGTTATTTATCCGTTCCATTTATTGGTTTTCTGCATTTGGTTAACAGCAAAAAACTGCTTTGGAAAAGGGTGGAAAAATGGAAAACCGAAAGGACTATCACCACTCGCACGGTGAACGACCCTACCCCCATACGGAGGGCTAACGGATTCATAGACATGGAGGGGGCTCATTGCCTTGAGTTGTGATTGAGCTAACGGATCATCCCACAATCTACAGGCCGTCCGAGGCTGAGATTCTCGGCTACGAAAAGGAACACGGGCGGGAGGCAACCGTGTCTCTCCTCATGGATCGTGAGGAGCTTATACAGGCCGAGAGGGATGATCCGTTCAATCACAGGCAAGTCTTGCCCCATTGGAAGGACGCAAAGAAGCTCATTGACGGGCATGATCAGCTATTGATCTCGGGAGGAAACCGGAGCGGTAAAACGGCGTTCGCCTCATGGTATGTGGTGCAGCTACTGGCGAGTGTCGCTGGGGCGCGTGTCGCCTGTTTTAGCATGACGCACCAGAGCAGCATACGGGATCAGCAGCCTGCCGTTTACGAGATGCTCCCCAAAGAATTTAAGAAGATGAAGCGGGGGCAAGTTCAGAACGTAAAGTACACGCAGAAAAACGGTTTCTCTGACGGGACTTTCGTTTTCCCCAATGGATCGCAATGTTGGTTCAACGCATACCAGCAGCCCCTCGATGTGCTAGAAGGGTTTGAAGCGGACGCTATATGGTTCGATGAACTGGTTCCACATACATGGTATTCTACCGCTGCCTATCGGCTTGTAACCCGTAAGGGCAAGATGCTCGTAACGGCAACCCCTATAACGGGCTATACTCCAGTATTCGGCACATTCGTTAACGGTGCAGAAATCAGAGAGACGCGCCCTGCACCATTGCTGGAGAACCAGCCGACAGTAGCTGGGGCCAAGAGGGGGGAGATGCCATACATCATGGAATGCATCGACCAGAAGAAGGCTTGTATGTTCTTCTTCACAGAATTTAACCCCTACAACCCGTATGACCAAATGGAACGGACGTTATCCGGTGAAACGTCCACACAAATCAAAATCCGAGCCTACGGCTACACAGATAAATCGGCGGGAAACTTTTTCCCTAAGTTTGGAAAAACACACATCATCAAGCCGGACAGGATTCCGGAAGATGGCACGAACTATATGTGCGTCGATCCCGCTGGGAGTCGCAATTGGTCTATGCTTTGGTTACGGGTTGATTGTGATGGGAATATGTATGTTTATCGTGAGTGGCCAGACCTTGAGACGTATGGGGAATGGGCTATACCCGCCCAAAAGCCGGAGGGAGCCATAGGGCAGGCGGCGAAGCCGGAAGGCAGGGGGCTGATGGAGTACAAGGAAATCATTGAGGAATTGGAGGGGGCCGAGACTATAGAGGTTAGGCTGATAGACCCCCGAGCCGGAGGGAGTACGGCTGCAACAGCCGAGGGGGGAGAGACTTTAATAGACTTACTGGAGGAAATAGGCTTGGACTTCTACAAGGCCGCAGGGCTCCCTGTTGAGCAGGGGTTGAGCCTAATAAACGAGAAATTAAACTATAACATCGACGAGCCGTTGAGCGTATGCAACCAACCATCGCTTTTTATAAGTGAGAAGTGCGGGAACCTAATCGACTGCATGAAGGAGGTGACTGCCGCTGGCGGTGACAAAAACAAGTGGAAAGATTTTGTCGATTGCTTGAGGTATCTTTTGACATATGACCCGATATACGTTGACGGGCAAACTTGGAAAGCACACGGTGTTGGTGGGGGTTATTAATGAATACTATACTAAAGGATGAATGTGTATTTATGGGATTCAAAGAGGCTGCAACTTCTTTGGGATTAAGCATCAGCTATTTGCAGAAATTAGCGAATGCAGGAGCCCTCAAGACGTATACAACGGATGGGGGCAAGCGAAAAATTTATAGGGAAGATTTAATTAGGGTATTTGACTTGAATGAAAGATAAACTGGCAGAGGCTTCTGAGAAGCCCGATATATTGGAACTGCATGACGAGTACCGTCGAGCGGTTGGGGAAGGGTTTACGTCCGAGCGGCTGGACTACTGCGACAAGCAGCGGTTAACCCTCTGGGATTCACAGACCAGCGACTTTAAAAAACACGCAACCGACGAGGCCCAAGCCTTCCCGTGGGAGGGCGCGGCTGACACAAGGGTGAGGCTTGTTGACTCTGTTGTTCGCAACTTACTGGACTTACTGATGGTAGCCTTTAGACGGGCTCAAGTGCGAATCAACCCCGTGGAGACGGGCGACACAGAATCGGCATCAGCACTCAACACGCTGTTTCGATGGCTGGTCGGCTCGCGGCTATACAACGAGCTTCAGCGGGAGGCTGAACTGTTTGGCGAGTACGGGCTGACTTACGGCTACAGCGTTATGTTTGTAGGCTGGGAGCAGAGCCAGATTCTAAAGCCCCAAAAGATAACCCTGCAAGCGTTGCAGGCAATGGCACAGCAGGGCGGTGAGGAGATCGGATTAACGGAGGACATTATAGAGATGATCCAGAATCCGGAAGCGGCCAACCAAGTTGCCGAGTTGTTTATAGGCTTGGTTCCAAATGTCCGCAAGAGGCGAGCCTTGAGGATGGTTAAAGAGCTACGGGAGACGGGTGAAACGGAAATTCCCATGCCGGAGGTTAACAGGAACCAGCCAGTATGTGTCGCCCTCAAGCCTTACGAGGACATAGTGTTCCCGTCTGAAACCGTGGAGCTTCAGAA